GGTATGCATTAAACTCTTTAGCATCCTTTTTCTTTCCAATGATCTTTCTAACTTTATCTGCTTCCGACATGGACATTTGTCCAAGGTGTACGCATGCTTGCATAACCTGTTCCTGATAAAGAATGCAACCATAAGTATCCTCCGTAAATGGCTTCATAATTTGATGACTGTATGACACGTTTTGCTTACCGTGCTTACGTGCAATATAATCTTTTCCAATTGTATTCATTGCACCTGGACGAACCAAAGCATTTGATGCTGCTAATTCTGATAGATTCTTTACACCCATTTTTACTAGTAAGTTTGTATATGGTGTTGCTTCACATTGAAATACACCCTTGGTATACCCGTCTGAAAGCATTTGATACACATTTTTATCATCCATATCAATACTTAATAAATCAATATCTTTGTCGTGACGTTCTTTAATTATTGAAAGTGTGTCTTTAATAACACTCAGTGTCTTTAAGCCTAAAGCATCAATCTTAATTAGACCAATCTTTTCAGCCTCTTCCATATCAACCGCAACAACAGGGATGCGAGTATCGCTACCTGTAACAGAGCGTGTCTCCATTGGTGCGTACCTAAAAATAGGATCTTTACTAGTGACAACGCCAGCAGCGTGAATGCCAGTACCTCTAATACGACCACGTAATTGCTCTCCATATTTCTCCACCTCTGGATATTTATCTCTAAACCACTGAGTAGTTTTTGAAGTACAAAACTCATCCCAAGTGTCAACAAGTTTTAAAACCTTATTTACATCTGGAAGAGGAATGTTTAATGCACGAGAAACATCTCGCACTACTCCCTTATCTTTAAACTCTAAAAATGTAGCAATAGATGCAACGTGGCGATATTGCTTAACTAAATAATCTTTTACTTCGTCACGACGAGAGTCTTGAATATCAGAGTCAATATCTGGAAAGTCATTACGCTCTGGATTAATAAAGCGGAAGAACAATAGTCCATGTTTGATTGGATCAATATCCGTAATGTCAAGAGCATAGCATAGCAAAGATCCTGCAGAAGATCCACGACCAGGACCAACCATGATTCCTTCCTTCTTTGCCCAGTTAAGCATATTACGAACAACTAGAAAGTAAGGACCAAAGTTCTTTTCTCCAATAATCTTTAATTCTTCTTCTAAACGATCAAGATATTCTTGAGTAGTTGTTCCACGCTTCTTTAGTCCTTCCATAGCAAGATTGCGTAACTCTTCCATTGGATTCCTGTATTGAACTGGCAAAAGATTTAATCCATCTTTTATATCGTAATCTTCAATCTTATTTGCAATTTCAATGGTTGACTCAAACATTTCTGTGCCCGTAAATCCCTGTTTTGCCATTGCGTCTTTCATTTCTTCATAAGACAACAGGTGAATATCAAAAGACCTAAATGACATCATACGGTCTTCTCCGTACAAATAGTCAAGTCTTTCCATCATGTTAGTTTTCTTTTTAGATTTTTCATACGACACATCTTTTTGTAACTTGGCATGTGTATTTAAAATAAGCATAAATTCTTGAATTTCTTTTTGACTAGAATCAGAATGATGACAGTCAGGAGTTACTACAGTTTTGACTCCAAACGATGCAGCAATTTCAAACAACGCACTGTTAATTTTAACAGGATTGTGTGGCATGACTTCCACATAAAAGTCCTCACCGAACGTTTCTTTAAACCATTGCACTTTTTCTTTTGCGAATGCATACTCACCTACCTCAATTGCTTTTGCTATTAATCCACTTTGACATGCAGAAAGTACAATAATACCTTCTCTATATTTTGATAAAGTTTCAAGATCAAATCTTGGCTTGCTATAAAAACCTTCTGTCCATGCAATCTCATTAATTTTGTTTAGATTTTCTAAACCAGTTTGATTCTTGGCAAGAAGGACTATATGGAAGTAGTTTAAATCAAGAGGACCTACACGATCTTTTTTCTCTTTCTTATCAAATCTATCTAACGCAATATAGCCTTCTATGCCAAGAATTGGCTTAATGCCCTTCGCTTTTGCAGTTCGGTACAGTTCCCTATGCCCAGATAAACTACCGTGATCTGTTATTGCCAATGCTGGCATATCAAGATCAACTGCTCGGTTCACGTATTCTTCTGGAGTAGCGACACCATCCATCAAGGAGTAGTGTGTGTGGACATGTAAGCCTACGTAGTTCATTTATTACCAGTCAATGTTTGACGAAGTGACTGACGGAGTATCAAATCCAAAGTAGAATGCTTCCTGCTCTGCATATGGTACTTCACGAACTACCTTTTCCAAATTAAATGCTTCAACCTTTGACCAATCAAAGGGTTCTGCATCTGGAGCAGTTGGAATAAGAGTGTAATTAGTTTCAGTTCCCTGACCATTACGCTTTAACTTCCAACCAAGATTTGTGATGCTGCCTGTTTCTAGTGCATACTCACGAATTGTATTGAATGCTGATTGCTTACTAATGCCTTGTGACCATACTGCGACGTATGGCTCTTCTGTTCCGTCGTCTACTAGAACATTGCAATAGAAGCGCAAACGTGCTCTCCAACCGCTCTTAGGCTCTTTGCGAGACATCTCACAGCCAAAGCAGCGACCTAGTGAATCCATTGTACAAGCAGCCTTGCGCTTGTAATCTTTTGGATTTGTGTGTTCTGAAATTACTACAGCAAGACCACGCTCTTCTGTGAAATGTGCTGAATCTTGATCCAGTTCTTCAACGAAACGAATCTTTGCTGATTGTCCATCCGCTAGTTTTACCCAACGGACCTTGATACCTGATGATTCTGTTTTTGGCTTGTCAAGCAGGGCATTGATATTTTTGAGTCCCTTTACTACGCTCATGTTTTCTCCTTTTGTTCCTTTTAGTTTAGCATAGAGATGATTGATTTGTCAAATCTAAATTCTAAAGATTTAATTTCTTCATCACTCATATCGCCTATATCTTTATATTTGTTGTCTAGGTTAATTACAGAAACACGAGAGCCTAGACGTTCAATAATTTTGTCTTTCATGTTTCCGCCTGCCTCATCATTATCAGCAACAACTATTACGTTATTGAAATATTTTTGAAGCAAATCTGTTTGTGTTTTTGATACATTAGCACCCAAGCATGCAATTGCAGGGAAGCCAACCTGGTCTAGTCTTATAGCATCAAAAGATGACTCAACTATGTATACTTTATCAGATGTTTTAACTCTGTGCAAGTTAAATAAAACTTTAGATTTTGGAAGTCCTGGTGTATTTTTAAATTCTTTTCCTTCAATAGATCTTCCAACAAAACCAAGCGGTACGCCCTCTGGACTATGAACTGGAACAGTGACCATATCTTGTTTATCTGAATAGCCTAAAGCAAACTTTGACCATGATTGAGAGTATATCTTGCGAGAATTAAAATATGACTTTGCTCTTTCAGAAACTGTTAAATTATTATGTAAGCGTGTAAGGACAGACTCATCATATTCAAGGTAGGTTGGTGGGGTATAAAGTGTTTTATTGATAACAGTCTCAATATCTGTTTCTTGTTCTTTGCTTTTAATAAAACGAGTGGCTTCAAAAAATGATCGTTTAGAACAAAACATTACTAACTCTAAAAGAGACTTTGATATCTGACAGGAAAAACAAAAGAAAGTTCCCTTTGTTTTTGAAACTTCTGCAGCAGGAGTACGATAGTTATTATGAAATGGACAAAATATAATATAGTCTGAATCTACTTCATTTGCTATATCTATACCTGAGCCGTTGAGGACTCTTTTGATCTGTTCGGCAGTGTATAAATCACTTTGTTGCCGTCTACTCCGTGTATCCATTGTGCTTGTCTCTTTCCTACATATATTCCATATATTGATAATATAAATTCAAAATATTGTTTTGCTTCATTATAGTCTACAGTAAAGTCTGGCTCAATGTCAAACCTTGGAACGTACCCCAAAATTTTCATCTGAGAAACAACTAACCGTACATATTCAATTTTTAGTCTTGGCGTGAACGCTTCATCATTGATTATCCCATCTAGATTAAATTTTTTAATAGGCTTATGATGTATTTGTGTCACACCATATTATACCTGCTTATCTTCAAAATCTTTATATCTGTAATAACCACGGTCAAAATCGGCTTGAACCATAAACTCTCCCATGTAACCGTTACGATTTTTTCTGAAGACGCACTCAAGAATGTCGCTATTTGTTCCACGACCAAGAGCCATAACCCAGTCAGCATCGTAGGCAATCTGTCTAGACCATGCTGTTTGGCCCAGTGTAGGAACTGTAGACAGGTCATTCACATCATCTGGTGTGGCAGATGAGATAGCAATGATAGGCACTTCTTCACCAATAGCCATAAGTTTTAGTTCTCGTGAAAGATTCTTCATTCGTACCGTTTCGTTATCAGACTTTTGATTTGGTGACATTAACTGAAGATAGTCAACAATAACAAAGTCTGGTTTGTACTGGTCAATCTTTCCACGAAGAACTGATGGAGTAATTTCTCCTCCTTGATCATTAGAAATAATATGAAACTCTGGCTTACCTTCAAGTTTGTCAGCATGCCATTTCTTTAGCATGTCAAGTTCAATATCACCATTAGAAATTTTCCTGTGCGACCAAAGGCCTTCACCCATGATAGTAAAGACACGATTACGCACTTCTGTTTCAGACATTTCAAGACTTATGACTAGTGGAGATTTGCCCTGTTTCCAGGCCTGTACAGCGAAATAGAGAGCCAACCACGACTTTCCGATACCTGGATAAGCAAGGAAGACTCCCAACTGCCCTGGCATGATTCCAGCAGGTAAATAATTATCAAATCCTGGTAGACCAGTCTTAATGCCTGATAATCCAAGTTCTTGTTGCTTTTTTACATTCTCATAATACGCTATGGCAGAATCAAGATCTGTAACATCAATATCACGAATAGCAGAAGTATTCTTTTTTAGTTCTGAAGTTTTTGTAATTAATTGCTCAAGGGCTGCGTTGCCATTACCGCCTTGAATTTCTGTTGCTGCAGATCTTAAAATATCTTTTAGGTTATCATTTAAATACTCTGTTTGTAATTCTTCAAGATGATGTTTAGTTGCTCCTACATCTTTTATTGGCTCAAAATCTCTAAACTTTTCTATCACCAAAGAAACAGGTGGTAAAGCAGCATTATGTTCAGAATAATTTCTTATAAAATTCCAGATATCATTATGTGTCCTAAGCAGGTTATCAACATTGGCCTGAAGTAAAACGTGAATTTGTTTATCTTGTAAAACTGCCGACAATAATTTTGCTTCTGTGTTATTCACTTAGCCACTCCTTAGCCTTTTGTCTACGCATTGCTCTATCTTTTTCGTCTTGTTCTTTATCTAGTTTAGCCTGTAATATCTTTTCTGCATTATAAGCAAAATAATTCCACGTCGGTGATGGAGCAACTTTAAAATAATACTCTAATAAATCATAGCATTGAGAAATACCGTATGACTCAATGAGTGCATCAGATGCCCATTGCTCAACATTTAAATTTAGTGAAGGCTTTTGCTCATACCTTGCAGTATGTAACTTGCTATAGCGACTAAGCAAAGCCATTCGGTCTTTGCGTTCTGCCATTATTCGCTTAGTTCTGCCTTTGCTTCATTAATCTTATCGGTTAGTTTGTCTTCAACAAACTTGTAGACTCGCTCAAAAGCCTGATCTGGAGTTTCTCCATTACGTCTTGAGTCAACAATGCCAAGATCAAGTCTTAGCGATTGAAAGTTTCCAAGATTTAAAGTATATCCAAGAGTTACAGATACCTTTGTTGTATCGTTTTCCATAGTTCCACCCATTCTATTAAATAGATTCATTCCACACTGGAATAAATCGTCCATCTTCAGTTCTTGTATATGTAAGTATACCCTCTCCCATGCGCCTTGTCAACTCTTGCGAATTGGGAGTCATATTGTTTGTAACCAATCCATCTTTTCTTGGTTGTCCAATATGTATACTTGCAAGTATATCACGTATCTCTTTTACTTGCGATTCTGAATAATATGATCTTCTTTGCCATGCAGTCTTACCGCCCTTGACACATCCCATTGGTGGTGGTATAATTCCACGCTTAATTAAACTTGGCATGTATTTTTTATGTCTGTTAACTAAATTCGCTGTCTCACCAACAGTGTATGCCTTTTCTCTATTTTTTTTAAAGTCAGCAATAAAACAAGTTTCAATTCTATCTTTGATAATATTATAAACAGAGACCAATCCATTAGATCTATTATAATGATAGACCCTTACAAGATCTCCGTTAAGAAACCAAACTTTTTGATTACCCTTTATTATAGGGGAGTTATTGTACGCTTGGCTCTCAATTTTTCCTTTTGCAGTATCCATGCTCCCTCACTACTTGATGATGGTGGATGAAAAAATCTTCGTGACCCACAACTTATACAAAAAATTTCTAGATGATCAACACTTGTATATTGACGGTCAACAAACATCCGACCTTTACACTTTATACATTTTAACATTGTTAGTTAGGAATTCCAATTATGATTAGGTTAACTATTGTTGATACCTGACCGTTGGCATTATATCTAACAAAACCAGTAACGCTTGATCTAGTTATCTCAGTTAAAACAACAGTTACACCTTCTCCTGCAGTTGTTTTACCACTGTTAACTGGTGAGGCAGTTACGATTGGCGTATATTTAAAATCGCTAGGGAAAGTATATGTAAATGACTTTGTTTGTGATGCTGTTACTGTACTGTCTAAAGAAACTGTAATAAAACCACCGACCATTCTCGCTTCTGATGTTTTAATATTTTGTTTTCCAGAAGAAACAGTATCAATAGTAGTATAGTTATAGGTTGCACTTGAAACTTGATCCGATATTTGATTTATAGCATTTGAAATTGTATATAGGTATGCCACATCAAGTGGTTGACCTCTTTCTGGTAGCGGTACTTTAGCCATTATTCCTCCTATTAAATTATACCATTATGGTACAGTTATTGCTGCTGTTTCAAATAATTTTGCAGATGTTGTAACTTCTTTTGGATATGTAGGTGCTTGAACCAATATCCTGATAGAAGTTTCTGTTGATTCTCTTAAAACGACATATGTGTTAGTATATGCTGTTCCGTAATATAAATATGCCCCAGCATCTCTTTTTACAAAAATATCAAATGTGTTTATATTTAAATTAGATGGAATAATCCAGTTTATACGAAGAGCCGTATTTACTCCAGTATTTGTTGTAACGGTTTCTTTTACATATGAATATGGCAAATTTGTTACTGGTATTTGTTGAGTAGCACTTAAATTATAAATTCTTGACCAGTGTGATGTTCTGTTTTTATCTTCAGATATAACTCTATATCTAATATTATAAGTAAAATCAGATGCTGCGATTGCGGGTAATTCTGATTTATTGATTGTTACCTTTTTAATATTTGGATCTGTCATTATGTTACATCCACTACCACTCTAAACTCTATATAATTATTTGAGTTTGATGATTTAACAATTGTTTCTGCTGTTGAATTTTGAATAATAGTATATCCAGTCATACCATACAACGGATTAACTGTTCCAACGTTGTCTAGTCTAACAGCATCAAGTGCTATAAAGTATTTTGATGATGCTGCCTCAATTGGTACCGATAAACTTCCTGCGCCTGCTCCTGGTGTTGTGGTTGGCACATACCTAAATGTATTTGCTAATGGCGTATCAAAAACAGTAAACTGTCCATCATAACCAGTGCTAAGTCCTGAAATTTTAACAACATCTCCTGCCTGCAAATTATGAGATGCACTTGTTGTTAAAGTTACATATGGTGCAGAATATGCTTTTGTTGTAATAGTATAATCATTGATTGTGCTCGTATAAATTTTAATTGTCGTTACTGCAGACCATGAAAATGTAGATGAATATGTTAACTCATCTAATCTTTTTGAAATTACCATATATCTATTTGTTGAAAAATTGGACGTAGAGTGTAAAACTTCTCCTTGAAATCTTGCATACTGTGTTCCATCACTACTTGCAAACTCAATCATAACTCTTGCTTTATCTGGATATAATAAAGAATCTCCATTTACATTCACAATTGAAAAAGCAATTTTAATTAAATCAGATGTTGAGTTTCTAGTAAAGTCTATTGTTTGACCAGTTAACTGTAATAGGCTTGGAGTTGTGCCAATGGTAAATATGCCAGCACTTGAAGAAATATACGATGAGTTTCCTCTAATCATAATAATATTATTATTGTACCTACAACGCTCATATCTAGCAGATCTTGTTGTTCCTAAAAACCCAGTGTTGTTGGCATTAGTTTGTATTGCGTTTGCTGTTGAAGTAATTACATTTGATCCATCAACTATTGAACTTGTTATTGGTGTTGGTGATACAAGCGTTGACCCATTATTATATTGCCAATTTTCTGCATCTGTAAAAGCAAATAAAGTTTTGCTATCGTAAGATCCAGCAGTTGGGTTTGATCCAGCAGAATATAAACCGATTTCAGAAATTTCATATCTTTCTTCTGATGGTAATTCTGCTGTGAAAATAATTTTATTTACACCATTATCATTTATATATCCTCTTGAAGATATTGGAACTCTAAACATTTCAAAGTCTAAAATCTTTTTTGAAGGGTCAATATCAATAGAAATAGTAGCACCAGAAAGTTCTGCTAATGGAGTTGGAGAAATGGTAAACTGTGTTCCATTATTATTAATTGATGTAACAACTGTGTCTTGAGTTGATGATAATGTTCCAGTACCGCTTAATTTTGTTATTTTAGCACCAACCCATAGTCCATTGGTATTTGCAACAGTTACAGTTGTTACGCCTACAGCAGTAGCAGATGATGCTCCAGACAGGGTATTTATATTTGGTCTTGGCCTTGCTCCTGAACCTACAGCAATATACGATGCGTATGCTGGTGCGACGCCCATTAAGTATTTTGCTAAAATCTCTTTGCCAGTATTAGTTATCATATTCCTACCTCATATATTGTACCATTAATGGTGATCTGTACTTCTATTTGTTCATCATTATTAATATTGATAAACTCTAAAACAAGGTTACCATCGCTATCCAAATATACGTTATCTCCGTTTGCCCCATTTCCAACTACGGGTATTTTGTCAGAAAGTTTAATTGTATAGTTAGCAAAAAATTTATCTGATGTTTTTTGAAGTCTGACAAGGTTATTAGGGTTATATTCTTCTCTTAGAATATTTAAATTTTTAATTGGCTGATATAAAATATTTTGACCTAAAACTGTATCGTGTCTGCTAATAGACAATAGTTCTTGTCCACCTATATTTTCAAATAACAAATCTACAATTACATCAACTGGAATTTCGTCATCGTTAAACAAAACATATTGTGGAGTTGCTGTTTTTATAGGCTGTGGCGGAGGCGGAGGTGGTGGTGGAGGTGGGGAAGGTGGCTTTGGCTCAGTTCCACCACCTGTATTTCCACCAGTGCTACCGCCACTGCTACCACCAGTAAAACCACCACTAAAACCACCACTAGTAGAGCCAGTTGTTGTTTGTGTGCTTCTCTCTCTTATATCTACAAGATTGAGACTGCTTTGTAAGATTCTTCCTTCTATTTCCATCAAGGAGGCGTATCTATCTGCGCTTGCCATCCAAGTGTTATACCTATCCATATTGCCAGCATCAAGGGCTGCGTAGGCCCTTTCTTGTGCAGCAATCATGTTTGCAGTCAATCTATCAATATCATCTTGGTATTCTGCATAAGCAGCATCTCTTTGATCATCATAGATTGTTCTATCTGCTTCAGTGATTGCTTGATCTGCTGCTACTATCTCTGCAGTTACTGGATCTAGTTGACCAACTGATTCTTCAGTTGCGCCATCACCATCTATTAACATTCCATTATAAAATGGCATTTTACACCTCGCTCAAATATAATATCATATTTGGACCATCCAAACTCTTAGAGTACTCAATTTGATATATAACAAACTTAGTTGATGCAGATGTAACCAAGTCTAAACCATTCTCATCTTTATAATTGATATTAACTATATCTCCCAACTGTAATGTTGGCATTGAAAATACTTCTAGCCCTATCAACTTTCTTGGTCTTGATACCTTTTCAATTATCCATCCCAGCAATTCTTCTGCTGAATCCTGTGTTTGAATATACGGACTTGTTAAAGAAAATTCATTTTTACCATATTTTAATCTGCTGGTACGTATTTTTTCATATTCTTCTATAAACTTATAAGGAGATCTAATGACTGTCTCTCCCTGTAATTCTGGATCGGACAAGTTTCCACGTTTTTTATAATATTCGTCAACTGTTAACGTATGTGTTGTATCTTGTGTAAATGTAACACCCTGAATTCTTAAATAATTACCGCTAGTTTCATCAAGGTTAAGGGATTTATCCGTTGCATTAAAAACTAAAAATTCTGCTCCATAAGACTCAGCCATAAAGCCAGATACAACATATCCTTTCAACCTATTAAATGTTTCTGAAATTTTTGCATATAGGGCTGGGTAGGCTTTATCATATTTAATTTTAAAGTATGCACATTCTCTCATAATAGTTCCAAATTCTTCAAAGTATAAATTATACATTGGAACTACTGCTGGATAAATTCCCTTTAAAAATGTTTTTTGAATTACACCACTTACAGCATATTTAGTTAATGCCTCACTAGCGTTAATAAAACTATCATCATCTCCAAAAACAGATCCTACTCTGTAACCAGTTTTAAAGGAAGAATTCTGTGAATAATTTTGCGACAACGCATAAATATTTTCAAACATTACCTTTGAAGATCCACGAACGAAAAGTCCAACGGTGTTTCCACTCAATGGAAGAGGATCATCATCACTTACAACCTGAACTAATTTATTATTAATATACAAATAAAATGTTCTTAACGTTGGGCTTACATCAACATATTCAATAGACAAATCATATACCGTTGGGTTATCTTCGTTTGCTATCCTATACTGTCCAGTGAATGCACCATTGTCAACAATTATATTTCCAATTCCTCCCCACATTTTTATTGGAACTGCTCTTGTTGAAGATGTATTCTTTTTTACCTTATAAAATAAAATATTATCCAAACTTATTCTTGCCTGTTGGTTTGCGTCTGCTCTTATGTAAGATTCAATGTTAGATTGTGTTAAAGCAGAAATTTCAAAATAGTATCCTTGATTAGTCGTAGGGTTTACGATAGATATACCACCAGAGCCACCACCAAGTGTTACATTTTTGCTAGGATCACTTCCAGTAATTGTAAAATAAGTAGTTGATCCAATTGGTGTTTGTTTGTATTCTCCTGCTGACTCAATTTTGCCAATAATCCTCATTCTAGTTCCAAAGTGTTGGTATGGTCTCTCTAGTTGCTTCCAAACATAAGAAACAAAATCTCTTGGCTTTGCCGTTGTTTCAAATACAGGACCGCTAAATACAAATGCTGAGGATTGAATTGTTCCAGTTTGTGTTGTTTTTAAATCTGCAACATCTGTTTCTGTTGCAAAAGATGTTGAAAAAAAGTTTTTGATTATTCCATTTCTTTTTGATTTTTCTGCCTGAGTCTTACTTACTCCAGCATCTCCTAAAACAGTTAGCGGTACTGAAGAAAAATTAACTGTGGCATTATTTAAATTAACTGATGGCGATAATGAAACTGTAATTGTATATAAACCTGTGGTTGGATTCTTTAAAGTATTAATAGATGTAACAGTTGTTATTCCTGACAAAGTTCCTGTTCCACTTATTACCTTTACGTATTGTCCAACATCAATTCCAGCAATGTCTGGTAGTGTAAAGGATGTGCCTGATGAGGATACTCCAGATATATTAAAGTTTAAATTAACTGCAGTTGTAAACAAAAACTCAGATTGCATATCGCATCCCTGTACATAACTATTATCAGACCAATAACTATTTAAACCAGAGTTGTGGTACTGTAATGGTGTGTTAAACTGTCCACGACCATGCTGAACAACATCTCCATTTTTTAATTTTAAAAGTCCATCTATAGTTTCGTAGTATGGCTCTGCATAAATTCTAACAAGGCCTGTTGGATACATTTTTCCATTAAAAGGAATGCTAGAAAAATATTTTTGATATTCTAAATTGCTTGTTATCCAAACGTTACCAACTTTTGGAACGTTATATTCTACTGCATCATACCTTATAATTTCTCCATTAGAATAAAAATATCCCTGGTATCTTCCAAGCCAATATACATTTTCTCCAAAATCAATGGTGTTATTTATTAATAAACGATTAACAACTGTTGGAGGCGAAGCAACTAGGTCTGAGTTTAATGGCATTGCAGCAAGATTATAATTAGATTGCATTGTATTATTTGCACTCTTTGTTGTTGCAGTTCCAGATACTTCCCAAAGAAGTACTGGCTTATATATCCATGTTTTATCTTGATCAATCATTTGTGCTTGACGAATTGTTCCATACGATCTTTGAATATAACGTTCTGTATATGTTATATTTCCATCATTATAAACCCTTTGTTCTTGCGAAGATATTGAGGCAATATTTGTTAATGGTGGAGTGTATACATTTTCGATTATACCCTGCTCAACTGGATAATTAGATCCGTAAAGAACCATGTCGCTTAATCTTTCACCACTGTTATCAAGCAAATATCCTTTTGTCATTACGACAAAGTTGTTGTATTCATCAAAGAACATTGCTGACTGTGTTGCTATCGCTATCTGTTGCAAAACTTCTGCAACATTTTGTTCTGGGCCAACAAAGAAATATGGGATTACTGGATCTGTTTCTGTGCTTAATCTTTTTATGACATAGTTAGAAAATCCAATGTGATCAAGCAAAATACATACAGCCTGACTCAATGATACATCTGTTAATAATATTTCTGGTGCCTTAACAGATTCAAAATAAAAATAAAAATCTCTTAAAGTAAAAGACATTGTTCCTGCAAGTTGATCAATCTGTGGTACATTGTCTGAATATAAAGTTTTAATAGGAACATAATAATTAATATTATTAACATTTTTTATAACTTCATAAAAATTAAACTTGATATTTTTTTGCATATATTCTGCAATTATGCTGCCAGTATTTGTTTCAAAATTCCAAACATTGTTTTGATTAAATGCTTGATCATCATCAAATAATTGTAAATTACCAGTTGAAGCAGATAACTGTCCTACTGGAAGTGCTGAGTTTCCCAGATCAGATAATATCTTGCTTACGGCAAAACTAATCATTTTGTCTGATAAGTCTGCAACTAGCCTTGGAGACATTTCAATTAATTCCAACGGTACATTTGGCAAGTTCATTGTATCAACTACTATTCTCATACCTTTAATAAAGACAAACTCTCTGTATATTTTGTTTGATACAACCTGTGTTGTAACCTCTCCAGATGTTCCGTCTTTAAACCATGATGGATTTGTAAAATCTGTTACAAACTGTGTATTTTCATATACTCCATCTGTGCCTATTTTCCAACTGTACCTTGGAACTATTTCATCATAATCTGTACCGTTATAAACAAACAGGGTTCCTCTTGTATTTGAATCTGGTATAACAAAATACGCATAACCTTCTATATTGCTATCTGGCAATATATTACTATTAGCAACAGTCCCAACTAAAAGAAAGTTATCTTTATAGGCATCTGGTACCTCTAGACCGTACTCTAAACTTAAATAACCATCTGTTCCAAATAGCGGGGTATTATCACTTCTTGTTGAATTAGCATTAAATGAATAGGCATCTATCCACTCATCATACTCATCTAGATATTGAACCTTAAATACCTTCGGTATAGTTTTATTTGCATCCCCAAAAAATGGATCGTTAAATGATGATGTAGCAGTTGTCTTAAATGGACCTAAATCAATGTCTCCAACATTTGTTTGGATCTTTACTACAAGTCTATTTGCTGGCACTGGTTTTTTATAAACAACAAAAGGAACGCAATCATCAATTGGATAAACACCGTTAGAACTATTCTTTGATATCCCATATTCTATATTACTATTATTCATTGTTAGGGTAATAGGAATGCTATCACTCATTATTTCAACATATCCATCTTCTAACGCTTTGCTTTCAGTCCTATAGGATCTCCAATATTTAAATATATCATCACGGTGTGGCATATAATATCTTGGACGTTGAAACATGTTTGCATTTGGATTTGATAAATATTTATTATTAAAAAATGAGGCCTTATTAATTCCAGATCTTGGTCTAAATGGCTTTATGCAGTCTTCTAAAGAATAGTATAATTTTTCAATATCTTTTGAAAAGGTAAACAATAGTGGGGTTACCCCATCGGTCTCTAAACCATTTTCAATAACAATATCAGAGTCTGTTGCATTTGTATAATAATTTCCAGAATCAATTCTATCAAATATATTTGGCAAAACACTATAGGCAGGACTATCTTTTCTATATCTATAGTTACCAAGTTTAAATATATTGCCAGGAACGTTCATATTCCATTCTGCAACTAGAGCAGACTGAGAACTAATGGTAAATGAGGATTGCAGATGATTCTTTAATTCATCACTCTGCCACATACTAAGCCTCTTCTAACGATACATTAATATTCCACAAATCCATATTGCTACCGCCACGCTTTACTACAGAATAAGTAAAGTTAGTTATGTACATTTTAAGTACTTGATTATATTCTGCCAAATGTAGGTGTGCGTTATTATCAGTGCCAAAGTTTATATATTTATCATATGATAAAAATACCCAAAACGGACCAGTATGATTTTGATACCAGTCAAGCATTTCTACTCCACCTGCTCCGCCATCTGATGTAAACTCAGACTCAGAACCTGTTACACTTCCATATCCATGATCATAGGTAGACTTACCAGTAGTTTGATTAAAATTTGCATATAGTTTGTATGATCTAGATGGCAGCATATTCCAAGAAGTTGTCAAAACTAGTTTATCTGCAATATGATAAGAACGCATTGATCCATTTGCCATACGTCTTCTTTGCTCAATTCTTATTGGTGACATTCCTATTTCACTGCGATTGTGATCTGACAATATTAAAAATGAGTCTGTTGAGGTTATACCAGTCTTATCAGAATTTACTTCATATCCAGATGGAACATATATTCCATTGTCCAGTGTTCCAGGAGTATCAGACCAAAGCATTGCCTGTGGCCTTGCATATCTTTTTCTTCCTGACATATATGCTTCGGTTGCCATTACTTTAATCTCCTCCTAACCTGATTATCTTGTAGTTGTCTTATCTTAAACATAACATTATTTGCTACTGCATCTGCATCCATATTATTTCCATTAACGCTAATGTCTACGTTATAATTATACACTGTTGAACTGTTGTCTGTTGAAACTTGTTGTTTGTTTACTCTAATGTTGGTTGGTCCTTGTGCTGTAGTTGGTAAAGTAGCAGTAGGGAAACGAGGGGTATCAAATGATAATTCTTGTTTTACAGGTCTAGTACTTCTAGGATTATCCAATCTACCAATACCTGGATAAACTTGATCATTCATTGCTTCAAGTGTTGGTCTCCACGCCTTCGTTGCAGACTTGTTCATAACAAATTCTCCAGGTGTTAGCAATGCATGAACTTTATCTAATAAGCCTTCTCCTGGAACTACAGTACCGCCAATGGCATATCTTTGCATGTATCCGCCAAAAGTTGCTACTTTTGCTGTTCCTAAACCAGTACCGCCACCACCACCACCGCCACCAGGTGAACCTTCTTCTA